AGAAAAAGTCTGGTCGATGAAGTATTACCAGAACACTTTCGTGATGACTATCCTATGCTCATCACCTTCTTGGATGCATACTATGAGTTTCTTGACTCAGCAGATAACTATGGTGGTATCATTGAAGAACTACAAACTATCAGAGATATAGAAGATACTAAGTTATCATTTCTCGATTTACTTTTTGATGAGATTGGTTTAGGTATATCTAATGGTCAGTTCACAACACCAAGAGAAGTCATAAGAAACTTTGGTAACTTTTTCAGAGTCAAGGGTTCTGAATATTCTATCCATGGTTTCTTTCGTGCATTCTTCAACGAGACTGTAGAGATCTTTCACCCCAAGGACAGTTTGTTTATTGTTGGTGAATCTAACGTTGGTACAGAGGATGCGAAAAGAATACAAGATGGTAGACTTTATCAAGTCTTCTCTACACTGATAAAAGGCCCGATCCCTCTCTTGGAATGGGAGGCGATGTATAGAAACTACGTACACCCATCAGGATTTTACTTGGGTGCGGCAGTTGTCCTTGAAGCAGAACCTGAAATAAATATTAGTACGTTGACATCTATACCATTCGTGAATCCAAACATAACCGTAGCAGGTAGTGCGGCATTCTCATATGCAGCGGAAGGTGAAACCGTTGGTGCAATAAGAACTTCTCTCTTTGCACCTAGTTATGATGGTCTTGATTCAGATCAAATAAACTTAGATGCACTTAGATATGTGCAACATGGGTATGTCAATATCAATTACGCAGGTAAAGGTTTCGAGACATTCCAAATGAGAGATAGATATAGTTTAAACCGTAAACTATCTGATTGGCAGAATATGACTATCGATAGTGTAGAGAATTACTACAGTAATATGTACGAGTTCGCAGGGTTCAAGATTAGATTTGATGATTTTGCAGATTCGACTGGTGTTACATCAAATGGTATAGTTAATTCTGCAGTAAGGTTCTCATCAACAAGAGATAAATTCTCACAGAGAGAATATATTGTAGGAACAAAGTAGTGAAAACCCTTATAAATAAAGGTACAGTTTTTAGGAAATAAAAAATGGCAAGACAAATTATAGATAGAGGTACAGTTGGTAACGATGGTACAGGTGACGATCTGTACACAGGCGCAGGTAAGATCAACGATAACTTTGAAGAGTTATACGGTGATGTTGTGCAGATACGTACTGTTATAGGTGCAGATTCTGCATCAGAACTTGGTATAAAATTACACGACAGTACTAATAATGCTTCGTTTCTTGTTTACGAAGGAACTGCAGATTCTCATGAAACTTCATTAGGAGTTGTTGATCCCACTGCAGATAGAGTTATTCTCTTGCCAGATAGTGACGGTACAGTCGCATTAAAACATAACGTCACAGACGAAGTTGCAGCTCTTTCCGCAACATTAGATTCAGATTATGTCGCAGAAAGATCTCGTGAAGCAACACCAGATTTTATTGACATCAAACATTACTCAGTCGCAACCGTCCCTCCAGGCGTACACGGAAGAATGATATTCGTTACAGATGGTAACGCAGGAAATCCATGTCTTGCAGTGTTCGATAGTTCTGGTGGTTTTTACAGACGTATTGTTTTAGGTTCCGCAGTTAATACATAGGATATAGAAGATGCCAGCTACGATTACAGATACACTGAGACAACAGATTGCTCGTGATTTTTTCGAAAGGTTTGAACAACAGACCCATAACTACTATGTGGGTATTGGTAGGTCAGAACCTTGGGATTCAAACGAGACTGTCCCGACACCAATCAACAGTCCAGAAGACGTTGCGAGATTGAGAGATGGTCTTCAATCAATTAAAAAAGTTGCGGCAACATCTCTGGTTATTCCTAGAAACAATTGGTCAAATGGTAGGATCTATTCATCATATGATGATGCGTTAGGTGGGTATCCCACACTTCCTTACTACGTGAAGAACGATAACAACCAAGTATACGTCTGTTTAGAAGTTGGCAGAAACAGACTAGGGGTTGCACAACCTTCCGTAATCGAACCGACTGGTGCAAACAACGACTCATTCAGAACTACAGATGGATACGTATGGAAGTTTATGTATACAATCAGTGGTTCACGTGCAGAGAAGTTTCAATCTTCTAACTTCATGCCTGTACAAAAACAATTTGCAGTTGACTCGAACTCTACTGGTATTGAGTTGAAACAGTTTGAAGTTCAGGACAGTGTAGAACCAGGCGAGATATTAAATATTGTATTGCAAGAAGGTGGTTCTGGATATACATCTATACCATCAGTCAACATTATCGGTAATGGTACTGCCGCACGTGCGATTGCAGACATCGACTCCGCCGCAGGAGTTGTGTCAAGAATTCGTATGGCAGATAGTGGACAACACATTGCACACGGTAGAGGATATACAGTAGCACAAATCAGTATCACTGGTGGTGGTGGAACTGGGGCCGTTGCACGTGCAGTTCTTCCATTTAGTGATTCTGGTGTTGGTGCGGATGCAAGAATAGATTTAAAAACATCATCAGTTATGTTCCATACAATGATAGAAGGTGACGATAGTGACTTCCTTCTAGAACAAGATTTCAGACAAGTAACTTTGATAAAAGATCCTCTTGCATACAGTGGTTCTAAAGTTACATCTAATACTGCAAGTGCATTAGATTTTATGCGACTGTCAAGTATTGTTAATGCTTTCACAAAAGACAAACTAATAGAAGGTCAAACAACATTTGCAAGGGCATTTATCGATGACATTGATTCTGATAAGATTTATTACCACCAGACGAAGGGAACTGGTTTCACTGCTTTCCAAGATGGTGAAATTCTTGAAGAAGTTACTGGTGCAGGTCAAGGGATTATTGACTCGGCGTTAATCCAACCAGAGGTTGATAGACGTACTGGTGATATTCTTTACATAGATAACAGAAATCCAGTCGCAAGAACTGCAGCGCAAGCAGAAGATATAAAAATTATTCTACAATTCTAAGGGTTGAACAATGGCAACAGTATATACAGATACTTTATTTGAAACAAAGTATAAGGATGACTTCAACGATAGTGATGGTTACTATCGCATATTGTTCAATAGTGGTCGTTCACTACAGGCGCGTGAACTTACTCAAGCACAGACAATCATTCAAAAACAAATTGAACGATTTGGTAATAACATATTCAAAGAGGGTGCACCAGTAAAACCAGGCGGACTATCGATTGATAACAGTTATGAATTTGTAAAACTAGACGCAACATCATCATCCACAACTGCTACTGTTGGTACTATATTAACTGGTGCAACATCTGGAATTAAAGCAGAAATTCTTCAGAGAGTTCCTGCACTCGCAGGAGATCCTGTTACGATATATGTGAGATATGTTGATACGTCTGCATCATCTACAACAACGTCCACACCAAGATTTCTAGCAGGTGAAAGTTTAGGATCTGGTAGAATTGTTCAAATCACGAACACTACTGTAAACCCTGCAGTAGGTAAAGGTACTCGTGCTCTTATAGGAGACAGTATTTACTTTACCCAAGGTTTCTTTGTATACACAGAATCACAAAGTGCGATCATATCAAAGTATACTGACGATCCTACAACAAACGTGGGATTTAAAATTGAACAAGAAGTCAAAAGTGTAGATGACGATCAACAGTTATACGACAACCAAGGGTCATCTATAAACACAACTGCCCCAGGCGCAGACAGATATTGTATTAAGTTAAGACTTACTTCAGATGATCAGTTGACATCTGATGAAAACTTTATTCACATCAACACGGTAAAAGAGGGTGCAATATTCGCCGCAGTGACTGCCCAACAAGATCTGCAATATGCAATCCCTAGAGACATGGTTGCAACTAGGATAAAAGAAAATTCTGGTGACTACATTGTAAAACCTTTCCGTATTTCTTTCGAAGAAGACTCACAAGATACGCATTTGATAATGAGAGCAAGTGACGGTATCGCAGTAGTAAATGGTTATCGAGGTGCAAGGTTTACACCAACTGACTTTAGAGTTCCCAAACCAACTTCTGATATTGAAGTTGAAGGTGAGTTCATGCCAGTTGACTATGGTAACTTTGTAGATGTAAACGGTGACTCTGCAGTTGGTGGGCCTGACATAAAAACATTCGAACAACAAACTTTAAAAGATGCTCGTAACTTTGGTGGTTCTTCAATTGGTACTGCACGTGTTCGTGCGGTGCATGAAAGAGGAGCAGATTTAAGATTTCATTTATTTGACATTAAGATGAACACTGGACAATCTTTTAGAAACGCAAAATCTATTGGTACATCTGGGACATCTTATTTCAACCCAACTCAAACAACTGTCAATAATATTGTTTTGGAAGATCCTACCAATAACACATTGGTGTTTGATACATTACGTCAAAGACCAAGAGTTCTAGATCCTCAACAGATAGAAGTGCAGATCCTTAGATCAGGAACAACTGATGGTGCAGGTAACTTTACCGTAAGTATTCCAACTGCATATGCATTGACTAATGTTAGTGATTGGTTAATATTTACTTCCTCTGGAAAAGTGGATAACTCAACTCTTGGTGGATTGAACACTGGGTCTAACACAACGACTATTACAGGATTACCAAGTGCAGTAGCAGTCAAAGTGTATGTCTACGGTGTAACTTCAACACCTATTGTTCGTGCAAAAACATTGGCACAAAATGCTACAGTAACTACTACAATCCAGACAGATGCACAGACAGGTGAAAAGTTTTTAGATCTGACAAAACCAGACATCTATAAAGTCAATAGAGTTACTCTTATAGATTCAGATGGTGCCGATGTTTCATACAAGTTTAAACTCGATGATGGTCAAAGAGATAACTTTTATGGATTAGGTAGAATGGTACTGCAAGGTGGTCAGGCCGCACCTTCAGGAAATGTGTATGTAAAGTTTGATCACTTCAACCATGGTGCAGGTAACTTCTTTGCAGTTAACTCATATTCTGGTGTTGTGGACTATGATGAAATCCCTAGTTTTACAAGATCTACTGGTGAGATTATAAACCTAAGAGACGCATATGATTTACGTCCTGTGATTAACGCCTCTGGAAACTTTACAGAAGCAAACATATCTTACCTACCAACTCCTACGGATATTATAACATCTGATAATACTTACTATCTGTCAAGAGCACACAAGTTACTAATCAACACTGACGGTGAACTCGATATAATAAGAGGTGGAGATGCATTCAATCCTCAGTTCCCACAGGCACCAGAGGGTACATTACCACTTTATAACTTTACATTCTATCCAAACACATTGAATGAAAACGATATATCAGTTCAAAAGATTGATCACCGTAGGTATACTATGGATGACATCAATCAATTGGAGAAACGTATTTCAAATCTAGAAGAAGCAACTTCTCTCAACATGCTAGAACTAGCAACTAATAGTTTTGAGGTTCTTGACTCTGCAGGTCTCAACAGAACTAAGTCTGGTTTCTTTGTAGATAATTTTACAACGCACATGTTATCAGATGTAACAAACCTAGATTACTTTGCATCTATAGATCCTTCAGTTGGTATACTACGTCCAACATTTACAGAAGACAATATTAGATTGATGTTTGACTCTGATGCGTCAACAGGTGTTGTTCGCAGAGGTGATAACGTATACATCGACTACACTGAGTCAACGTACATTTCTCAAGACTTTGCAACAAAAGCAGTTAAGATAAATCCATATTCGAATTCTTTATTTACAGGAAAC